ACCTCTGTTTTTGAACATAGGCAATACCCTTGCTTACACCACATGATAGACAAACAGTCTTGGGAACAGCTAGATTTGGTTAATGAGATACAAAACCACGAACTCAGAAATAAATTGGAAGAATTAAGTTTTGTATCTGCTACAATCAATTTAGCTGTTCCTTCCTCTGTGCAATTTCAGCACACCCACGATCAAAAATACGCCTTACTTTACTACATAAATATGGAGTGGAAACCTGAGTTTTATGGTGAGACATTGTTTTTTAATGACTTAGGAACAGAAGTAGAATACACTAGCTTATTTAAGCCAGGTCGAATAGTATTTTTTGACGGAAAAATCCCACACACAATAAGACCATCATCACATATAGCGCCTCAATATAGGTTTACTTTGTTTGCGAGCTTTAATGAAAAGAACTTTATTGAACAAGCAAAAAATAGTTCTTGACAAAGTTGTCAATTTTTAGTATAATATAATAATGAAAAATTTAAAAAACAACAAGCAGTTTATAAGATGGGCAGAAAACTTGTATGATGAAAATTGTCTAGAAAGACACAGTCATGGACAAAAACAACACGCTTCTTTTGAAGTTTACTACAAACTTTACAAAGACTGGTTGTGGACTCAATATCAGATGCGAGTAGAAAATGTTGCATCATAAGCTCGACTTTAAACATTTAGAGAAAGTAGGCGAAACCTACTTTGAGCATTTTTGGAATACATTTAAGTATGCTAGTTTGTTTTTAGGCTTGACCATGATTATTTTAATACACGGGGTTTTTCCATTTATATTTACAACTACTGCAAGTAGTAGAATTAAGTTGCTAAACAAGGAACTTAGCAGTAGACAGCCGAGGACACACAATGAATGATGACGAAAAACCCCTTTGGACTTTTAATGAAAAAGAAACCTTAAGTCGAGCAATGGAGTACATCTCCAAAACTTACAGTGCTCATTATGCACAAGGAAGAATACAAGCAACAGAATTTATAGCAGATCAAGGATTAGCGGAAGGATTTTGTTTAGGCAATATAATTAAGTATGCTCAACGCTTTGGAAGAAAGGGAAAAGACTACAAGCACAAAGAGTATGATTTATTTAAAATTATACATTATGCTACCATTCTATTACACACAATAGAACAACAAGAAGGCGAAAAGAAATTTTAACAGAAAGGGCAAGCTTATGAGAAATTTTTATGGAACTAACAGAGATTCCTATTTGGCAATGGATATTAACTGTATGGTCATCAATGTGGATATTAATACTAACTAGAACATGGACTAGAGTAAAAGAAATGCTCCAAATGATGCACCCTAGATTATCAATAACACAAAGCCCTATACTACATTTTTTAATTTATGCACTCTGCGTAAATTTAATACTCCCAATAATCGGTTTTAGTATTATATTAAATAATATTAAAAGAGACCAATGGGTGAAATCTTATGTTAAACAACTAGGTACAAAGAAAAAATAATTCTTGACAATATTCTTATATTTTGTTATAATAAATAATAAATTAAGAAAGGGAGTCGCAATGGGCGATAGATTTTATCAACAACAGCTAGATAAGTTCGGGACATGTCCTGGCTATACTGGCACAACTCGGAGAAGAAAAGTGGCTTGGACAGACGAAGCAAAAGAAGAAGCTGTATCAATGTATACAGCAGCAGAACCAACTCCAGAAACAAGTATGGAAGTGGTTAAAGAAATCGCTGACGAATTAGGAGAAAGCCCTAATGGTGTCAGAATGATACTAACACGAGCAGGCGTATATGTTAAGAAAACACCAGCAAGTGGTAGTAGCAAATCTAAAAGTACTGGTGGCGCACGAGTCAGCAAAGCAGATGCTCAAGAAGCATTGTCAGCTGCACTTGAAGATGCTGGACAGGAAGTAGATGAAGCAATCATATCTAAACTAACAGGTAAAGCAGCAGTTTATCTTACAGGCATAGTAACTAGTCTAAATAGTTAAATACAACCCATTACATACTAGAAAGAGTTTTCTTGATGTAATGGAGTATTTAAGTGGAAAAGGAAAAATTCAAGGACTTAGTCCAAGAATATGGCGATGCCGTAATAACTTATAGAAGCACTAATTCTAGAAAGTTAAAATACAATGTCTGCACTTTAGACTTTGATAATAAATATATCCAGTCTAAGAAGAATAGGGCGAAGGAAACCTCACAAACAGTTTTATTGTTTTGTTGGGATACGGATTCCTATCGTCTTCTTAGACCTGCCAATATAACTCATGTTGTTCCTCTACAATCTATACTGAGGAACAAATCATGAAGATACATGAGGCACCTGAGATATATGAGAAAGTAATATCAGAGAAAGAAGGCGGAACAGAACAAATCAGATTAACTATAAATGAGTTTAGAGGTGTAGAATATTTACATCTTAGAAAATATTACCAAGATTTTGAAGGAGAGTTCAAACCTTCAAAAGATGGTGTTGCTATGCAGCTAGACTTTGAAAATTCAAAAGCACTATTCGAGGGGCTGGTAGAGATTTTATCCATAGCAGAAGCTAAGGACATACTAGAAACTCACTTCAAAGATATTTTAGATGAAATTTACCTTAACTAAAAATATTACTTGACACAACCCCAAAAGTTTGATATAATATTCATTATGAATATTTTTATACTTGACAACGATATTGACAAATGCGCTGAGTACCATTTGGACAAACATATAGTTAAAATGCCTCTTGAGTCAGCTCAGATGCTTTGCACTACTCATTGGATTCACAAATACGTGGGCTATGTCCCTCGTAAAATCAATGCAGAAGAAAGAGCAGTAGTGATGGAGGCAAAGAAAACAGACCCAAGACCTTTTCCGTATTTACCTACTATGGAAAATCACCCATGCACTATATGGGTTAGACAATCACTCGATAACTACGAGTGGTTATATTGTCTATCTCTAGCATTGAATGATGAATATGGTTATAGATACGGGAAGAGTCACAAATCAGTAGATGAGGTTATACTCAAACTACCAGAAATTGACCTTCCAAGAAAAGGTCTTACCCCGTTTGCTCAGGCTATGCCAGATGAGTATAAAAACGAAAACGCAGTCGTAGCGTACAGAGAATACTACAACAAAGACAAAAAACATATATTAGCATACAAACATAGAGAGATACCTTCATGGGTGAAACATTCAACAGCACAGCAGACTTAGAAGAGTTTTTAAAAGAAGTATCAGAGGCATATTACAAGGGCAAGCCCCTTATGTCTGATAGAGAATTTGATTCACTAGCAGCTTCTTGTGGCTACCAACAAGTTGGATATAGTAGTAGTTCTAATAGAATCTCTCATCTTTTTCGTATGTATTCCCTACAAAAAGTGTTTGAAAATGAACACGAACAAAAAAACCCACTAAAAACATATAAAGGCAAAATAGTTTGGTCGCCTAAACTTGACGGAGCTGCTGTGTCTTTAACATATTTTAGAGGTAAATTAGTTCAAGCGCTTACACGAGGAGATGGCAAAAAGGGTATAGATATAACAGACAATATGTCTTTGTTAATACCTAAAGAGTATGATTTTGATATCTTACATTCTTGCCCTGCTACACCTCGACCTTATACACAAATAACGGGAGAGGTTGTAGCTCCAGCAAGCATACCAAATGCTAGAAACTATGCTGCGGGTGCGCTAAACTTAAAAGACCATAAAGAGTTTGCTAGTAGAACTTTACGCTTTGTTGCTTATGGCATACAACCGTATAACTACTCTACATGGACTGAGGAATTGACAGTATTAAAACGATGTGGTTTTGATGTTATTACTCAGGAAGATTGGCAAGAATATCCGACAGACGGAATGGTTTGTCGTATTGACAATCAAAGTGACTTTGATAGTATGGGACACACTTCACATCACCCACGAGGTTCTTATGCCTTGAAGAGGATACAAGAGGGTGTGGAAACCAACTTGATTGATGTTATATGGCAAGTTGGAAAATCAGGAGTAGTTTCTCCTGTGGGCATTCTAAAGCCTGTGGATATAGACGAAGCTGTTGTGAGTAAAGCAACCTTACACAATATGGCTTACATTAAATCACTAAATTTAGAGATAGGTTGCAAAGTAGAAGTAATTAGAAGTGGTGAGATTATACCGAGAATAGTCAGGAGGGTTTACTAGTGTTATTGCTTTATACCGAAAAACAACTACATACTGCATACAAAGTTTTTATTAGAGAATTTTGTCCAGCAGAATATATGATACCTACTATTGATATATTTAGAGAGATGTTTGAAGAAGATGAAAGCATACAAGCACTAGCCGAAAAGGAATATTATGAGCATTAGACTAAGAAGAATGAGAAACAAACGACCTAAACGAGATAGGGAAGCTGTACTTATTACCACAATAGCATTTGTTTTAATACTTGTGTGGATTAGTTTTTTAAATAGCGTTATCTCATGAAAGAAATCGTTAAAAAATTTAAAACACCAAAACTAACATTAGATTGGTATATCAAATGGGCATCATCTAGTATTATATTAATAGCAATGTCGCTCAGGTCTTCAGGCGAATTTCCGTTTGCAGATATGTGCCTTTCTTTTGTTGGTTGCGCTGGTTGGATAGCTATGGGCGTTATCTGGAAAGACAGAGCTATACTAATTCTAAATTCAGTAGCGTGTTTTATTCTTTTAACAGGCATAATCAAAACTTTAGCAGGAGCATAGTATGAAATCTAAAGTAACAATGAAAATAATAAACCCTGAAACGATAACGGGTTACAACGGAATACATGAAAAAGATTTCTTACTTGCTCAGGCTAAAATGACCGACTTAAACTATCAT